AAAAGAAGCGTGGAATTATGATGGTTTTTTAATAGATCCTATAAATTCATTAAGAAAAGATTTAAGAAATACAAATGGTTATGAATATTCTTATGAATGTTTAACTGAAATACGGATATTCTGTAAAAAACATAATATATCTACTTGGATATGTGCGCATGCTGTAACAGAAAGCCTTAGAAGAAAACATAACACGACACATGAATTTGGAGGTATGACCCCTCCTCCGAGTATAGGTGATTCAGAAGGAGGCGCTGTAAATGGAAATAGATGTGATGATTTTCTTATAGTGCATCGTTATATTGCAAGTCCTGATTCTTGGATGTATACAAGGCTTTTTGTAGCAAAAGTGAAAGAGATGAGTTTAGGATATAAACCTACAAGCCACGAGCAACCAATATTATTTAAGTCTATATTAAACAATGTTGGTTTTGAAATAGCAGGTAAAAATTTAATTAAATATAGAACTAAAAAACAACTAACTATTGACAACACTTGAAAAAATAGCTAAAAAACATAAAGTTTGGATTAGCACAGTAATCTCTTTTGGTTGTGATCCAAATATTGCTCCAGACATAGTACAAGAAGCTTATATAAAAATTAATAAATTAATAAAAAACGGTCTTGATATAAGTTATGGAGATGACATAAATTATTTTTATGTATATAAAACTTTAAAAACATTATACGGAGATTTGTTAAGAAAAAATAAAAAAATAAAAAAAGTAGATATAGATGCTTTAAATAAATATATAATAATAGAAGAAGAAGAAAAAAAAGAAATAGATGTGTCTAAGAAAATGCAAGAATTAAGTAATGTTTTAAATAAAATTTATTGGTATGATCGAAAAGTTTTCGAAATAATTTCTAATGGAGTAACAATAGCGGAATTATCAAGAAAAACAAACATATCTTATGCTTCTTTATATAATACTTATAGAAACGTAAAAAAAATAATTAAAGAAAATATAGAATGGGATTAGGAGATTTAATAGAAAAGATAACAACCTATACAGGGCTCAAATGGGTGGTAAAAAAGATATGGGGAGATGATTGTGGTTGTGATAAACGAAAAGACAAAGCAAATAAAGTAAAGTTATGGTAGAAGAAGATTTAAAAAAATGGTTAGAATTTACTAACAGACCTAAACAACACGAGTTAGATAGTGAGCAAATTGATCTTGTTTGTAATTTACACGCTAAATACTATAAGCATACTTTCAAAAGACCTTGTACTTGCAACGGATCAATATATAGGATGTGGATAAAAGATTTAAATAAATTAGTATAAAAACTTTTTTTATTAACAAATGTTTAGTATATTAGCTTTAAATAATAAAAAAGGTAAGCATTAACAGTATAGGAGCTTTTAAATTAAATGCTACGCAGGTTTTTACCGAAGCACTTGTTTAAGCCTTTTAAAAAATATATTATGCCAATAAGCAACGAAATATTTGAAACCTATAGGATTCAAGAAAGAGTAAAAGAACAGCTGAAAGCAATCAAGCTCTTAATAAAACAAGGATATACAATTTTTGATTTAGAAGGTAATATGCTTAACAAAGACGAGGTTAAGTTTGATGCAACAGGCAACAGAGTTAAAACAAAACAAACACAAAAAAGCTATAAATAATATGAAAACATTAATAGACGAATTAGTAATCTTAGACGACTGTGTAATAACAGGTACTTTTAAATGGAGATCAGAGATTGATCCTAATTGGAAGCCAATGGTATGGAACGAGACTTTTGAATGTTGGACTAAAGATTACTGTGGATAAAAAAATAGACAACCTTAAAGACTTAGAGATTTGGTCAGACCTAAACTTCTTGACTTCTATTGTTCAGAAACAACTAAACAAGAAAAAGTCAGAGAATTTAGAGAAGATGTCAGAATCTTTAATTAGGATTGTGTTTTACTTTCAAGAGTATTCCAACAACATACGCCTATACAAAAAATCATTATTAGAATTTAGACAAACTAAAAACAGAGCAATTGAAAGAGCAAGAAGATCAGAACAAGAAAATGAGAAACTACGAAAACAAAATAAAAGCAACAGCTATTAGTTATTTGGGTATAATACTAATATTGTTGTATATTTTATTTACAAACTAAATACGAATCAAAATGGATAATAATAATATTTTGCTTAAAGCAAACGATATAGTGTTTAAAAGAAAAGAAGAAAAAAAACGTATGTATGGTCCTTTTTCAGAAAGCATGGATCACGCAGCAGGTATAGCTTCAACAATATTAAAGAAAAACATAACAACACAAGATATGTATATTTGTATGACAGCTTTAAAGCTATCAAGACAAATGTATAAACATAAAGAAGATAATTTGTTAGATGCTATTGCTTATTTAGCAGGATTAAATGATTACAATGAAAACAATATTTAAAAACGCTGAAGAGGTGTTTACATATTATTATAAGCTAATAAACACAAAAGGTTTAGAATATTCTAACACTAAAGCTTTATTCAATGTAGGTTTTACAATTAAAAATCCTTTACAAAATAGTATAAAAAACAAAGAACGTAATTGGAAATATGATTACGCGGAAGCAGAGTGGCAATGGTATTTATCAGGTGATCGTAATATAAATAAATTAGATCAGTTATATGGTAAAGTCCCTAAGATATGGAAATTAATGGCAGATGAAAAAGGTAATGTTAATTCTAATTATGGTTGGCAATGGCAACGTGAAAACCAAATAGATTATATAGTAAACAAACTAAAACAAAACAACGACACAAGACACGCCGCGATAAGTATATATGACTGTAAGGAGCATAGTTCTTATATTAAAGACACTCCTTGTACTTACGCAATACAGTTTTATATACTAAACAATAAATTAAATATGTCTGTGCTAATGAGATCTAATGACTTATGGTATGGCTTCTGCAACGATCAGTATTGTTTTAGTAAACTTCAACAATTAATAGCAGAGAAAATAAATAAAAAGGTGGGAACATATTACCACTTTGCACACAACTTACACTTATATAATAACTTTTTAAATAATAACAATGTTTGAATTAATACGCCAATGGGCAAGACACAAAAAAATACTACAACACGGTGATACTAAAACACAGTATATAAAGTTACAAGAAGAGTCAGGAGAATTAGCTGAAGCAATACTAACAAATAATAAAGAAGAGATAAAGGACGCTATAGGAGATATGGTTGTTGTTTTAACATCATTAAGTTATTTTAGTGGCTTTACAATAGAAGAAGCAATAGAATCAGCTTATAATGAAATAAAAAATAGAGAGGGTAAAATAATTAATAATACATTTGTAAAAAATTAAATATGAGAATAGTATCTAAAAAACCATCATGGAAACACATAACATTTAAAACACCAAAAATAGCTTTTAGCGAATGGGCTAAAAACGGTGTAACAATTAGAATAAAAGATGATGAGTATATTTTTAGATCACCTGACGAGATACATCAACTAAACGTGTGTATAAATCCATCTTTTCACGGCAATGATTCTTGTTACATAACAGTAGCAGAATTAAAAAGTATATATAAAAAAAGTAAAAGAAAAGAAACTATCAAACTTTTAAACGGTAAACTGTATGATAAAAGTGAGTTATTAAGTAAGATGTATAATGATACTTTTTACTATGGTGAGTTAGGTAAATACGCTTTAAGTTCCTCAGCTATTAAATATTTGTTAGACTCGCCTAAAAGCTACGCGAGAAGTTTAAATTTCTCTTCAGATTCTTCAGCTTTTAAAATGGGTAGATTAATACATTTAGCAGCTTTAGAGCCTGATAAATTAGAATCACTATGCCACATAGTAGAAGTACAATCAGCGGTTACTAAAAAATATAAAGATAAAGTAAAAGAGGTAGGAAGTAATCAATTTGTTTTTACAAGAAAAGAATATGATAAAGCAATGTACTCCGTGGATGCTTTACTACAAAATGATATATGGCAACAATTAACTTATGGTGCAACATTAGAGCAACCCGGGTTTGATATAGTAAATGGTTATCCTTTTAGAGCTAAAGCAGATATACTTGGAGCAGATTACGTTGCTGATTTGAAGACTTGTTCAGATCTAAAAGCTTTTCCATATAGCGCTCGTAAGTACAACTATGACGTGCAAGTGTATTTGTATTGTTCAATATTTAAAGTACCATATAATAAATTTTTCTTTTTTGTTATTGATAAAAGTTCAGGAGACTTAGGATATTACGATGTTAGTGAGGAGTTTTATAATTCAGGTAAAGAAAAAGTAGAATATGCTTTAAAAGTTTATGAAACATATTTTGTGAAACAAGAACAACAATTAAATGAATATATAATAAAAGGGACATTATGACGGAAGCAACAAAAATAGCAGAATATATTAAAGAGATATCTAATATAGATCCATTCAAAAATACTCGTAAAAGAAAAAACATAGAAATAAGATCATTACTTACATTTATGTTAAGACACCATTGCGGTATGAAGTTTAAAGAAATAAAAGTGTTTTATGAAAACCACGGTAAATCATACGATCACGCAACAGCTATATATAGTTTAAGATCCTATGAGACTCATAGAAGGTATAATCCATTATTAGATAAATACTTTGATTTAACTTTATTAAAACTAAAAGACAAATCAAGGTTACAAAAAGCTTTAATAAATCACATAATAGATAACACACTTGAAAAAGATTTAAAGAAAGTTTTAAAATTAGTAGACAGTTTACCTCAAAAAGTTAACAACACTAAAGATCACGTAATAGCGGGAACAGAATGAAGCAAAAGAAGTTTACACAAATACAAAGAATAAAAAGATTAGAGAATATAGTAAGCCAAATCTATATGAGTGTAGAGGTAATTAAAAAACAGCTTGACAAAAAAGAAGAAAAGTAACGTTATATATTTGATTAATCAAAGTTTTTCAAAATGTACAAATTAGAGAATAGAGGAGGTAGAAGATTAGGCGCAGGTAGAAAACCTAAAGCTGATGAGCTTAAGTTAGTTGAGAAATTAGATAATGTAATTGACAACGAAATAGCTTTAAAGAAATTAGGCGAACTAATAGCTAAAGGCGACATACGAGCAATACAAATCTACTTTAACTATAGATACGGAAAGCCAAAAGAAAAGATAGACATAAACTCATCAGAGGGTCTTAACATTAGCTTTAAAGACTTAATAAGATTTAAGTGATAGACATAAACCCTAAATACCAAAAGTTAGGTAACGACACAAGGTATTACATAATCACAGGGGGTAGAGCTTCAGGTAAATCATTTTCTGTAAACCTAATGCTTGTATTACTAACATACGAAGCAAACCACACAATACTATTTACTCGTTATACATTAACCTCAGCTTATGTTTCAATTATACCTGAATTTATTGAGAAAATAGAAATGTTAGATAAGTTCGATGACTTTCACATAACTAAAGATGAGATTATTAATTTAAAATCAGGAAGCAAGATAGTATTTAAAGGAATCAAAACCTCATCAGGAGATCAGACAGCAAACTTAAAATCTATTACAGGTGTTACTACTTGGGTATTAGATGAGGCAGAGGAATTAACAGACGAGGGTACGTTTGATAAGATAGACCTTACAATAAGAGAAACTAAAAACCAAAACAGAATTATACTTATTCTCAACCCTACAACTAAAGAGCATTGGATATATCAAAGATTCTTTGAGGATAAAGGAATACAAGAGGGAACTAATACAGAGAAAGACAACACTACCTACATACACACTACTTATCAGGACAACATAACTAACTTAAGTAAATCATTCTTAAAGCAAATAGACGACTTGAAAATAAGACGACCACTAAAATACAAGCATGTAATTATGGGTGGATGGTTAGATAAAGCTGAGGGTGTTATATTTAATAATTGGACTATCGGTAAATTTAAAAGAGTAGGTGTAAGTGTATGGGGTCAAGACTACGGATTCTCCAACGATCCTACAACGCTAATAGAAACTAATATAGACACTTCTAACAAACGAATATATCTTAAGGAATGCTTTTACTTACCAAGCCTTACAACAAGCCAAATAACACGCTTAAATGAGCAACACGCAAAAGGTGGTTTAATAATAGCTGATAGTGCAGAGCCTCGACTAATAAGTGAGATACGAGCAAAAGGTTGTAATGTAAAACCAAGCGTAAAAGGGCAGGGTAGTGTAACCTACGGAATATCACTCTTACAAGACTATGATCTAATAATAAGCGACGATAGTATAAACCTTGTTAAAGAACTAAACAACTATTCTTGGTTAGAAAGAAAGTCTAACACACCTATAGATAAGTTTAACCATTTGATAGATGCAGTAAGATACGCTGTGAGCTTCCAACTACAAAACCCTAATAGAGGTAAATACACAATAAGGTAAATGTTAAAGAAATGTTAAAATTATGTTAAAGTCTATATATAGTATTGTTTTATTAACATTTGTTTGTATATTAGCTGTATAAATGCTCATTAACATATTGAATTAATAAGGACACTTGCTGCTCGGTGAAATTGATACGAGGTTAAACAACAAGAGTGTGAAACAGGTTGAAAGAGAGCCTGAAAGTTTGAAAAGTGGTTTTAAGAAAGGTTTAGGGTTAACGACCTAATATCCCAAAGGGGAGAATAGTCAAAAGTACGACAGCTTAAATAAAACATAATAGACAGCTTACATTAGCAAAGGACAGGAAGAAGTTTCCTATAAAGAGATAACGTCAAGATAACCAACCTGACAGTTGGGAGGTATTAGAAAGTGTCAGCTTTCTTGTTACAGAAAAGCGTAGCTACCTAAGGTTTCGCCTAACTTATTAATTTTAATATAACCCTTACAGAAATGTAGGGGTTTTTTTATGCTCTAAAACTTTATTTTTTTACGTTATATATATATGAAAGTAGAGGTTTATATTCCTGATACTCTTAGCGAGATTACTTTAGGTCAATATCAAAAGTATCTAAAGATACAAGAGAACAACGAAGATGAGAACTTCTTAGCTATAAAAATGATAGAAATATTTTGTGGACTAAGAGGCGATACGATATTATCAATGAAAGCTAAAAGCATCAGAGATATAACATCAGTTCTTACAAATATGTTTAATGAAAAACCTCAGCTTGTTAAAGAGTTTAAATTAAATGGTAAAACTTATGCTTTTATACCTAAGTTAGAGGATATGAGCTTTGGAGAGTATATTGATCTTGACACTTATATAGGAGATATGGACAATTTACACAGAGCTATGAATGTTCTCTATAGACCTATTAAGCAAAAGTATAAAGATAGATATTTAATAGAGGACTACACAGGTGATGATCCTGAAGTAATGAAGTCAATGCCAATGGATGCTGTATTAAGTTCTATACTTTTTTTTTACAATTTAGGGATGGACTTGTCGAAAGCTATGCTGAACTTTTTGGAGGAGGAGGAGATGGACTTGGTGCAACAGCAAATTTTGGAAGAAAGTGGGGATGGTATCAATCAATTTTCGGACTCTCTCAAGGAGATATTAGACGATTTGAGGATATCACTAAACTAAATGTACATACCTGTCTTTATGCTTTAAGTTTTATGAAAGAAAAAGCAGAGGTAGAATCAAAGAATATAAAAAGTAAATTTAATCGATGAATCAAGGAGTAAGAGGTTATTACCAAATCACAGAAACACTTAAGACTAATCTCTTAGCAGATGAGAATGTCAATACTGTAACAACAGGCGATATATTTGACATAGACCTATCTAAGCAAACAATATTTCCTTTAAGTCATATTATAGTAAACTCTGTAGAGATACAAGAACAAGTCCTCAACTTCAACATAACTGTAATGGCTATGGATATTGTTGACCAGTCTAAAGACGAAACAACAGACGTATTCAGAGGTAACAACAACGAACAAGATATTCTAAATACACAATTAGCTGTAGTAAATAAATTAGTAGGATTGTTAAGTAAGAGTACACTATACCAAAACAAATACCAATTAGATGGTAATGCTTCTTGTGAGTTCTTTTATGAAAGGTTTGAAAATCAAATGGCAGGTGTAGCTTGTACATTTAATGTATTAATCGCAAATGATATAAACGTATGCAGTTAAATAGAGTAAAAAGAGAATTAAATAGATTTGCTAAGTATGTTATTAAACAAGCAAGGACAAACCTTACAAAGAAGCGTAGAAACGTAAGCAAAAAACTATATAATAGTTTAACATATAATATCAATCAAACACCTGATGCAACTACCTTGACTTTCTTTATGGAAGAATATGGTTATTATCAAGATCAGGGTGTAAGTGGTAAAAAGCAAAAATACGGCACTCCATTTAGTTTTAAATCTAAAATGCCACCTGCTAAGTCTTTTAGTCAATGGGTAATTAGAAAAGGTATAAAAGGAACAAGAGACAAGCAGGGTAGATTTGTTCCAAGAAAGAGTTTACAATATTTAATAGCAAGAAGCGTATTTAACAAAGGCATAAAACCAAGTCTATTTTTTACTGCGCCTTTTGAAAGAGCATTTGATAAACTAAAAGTTGATTTACCACAAAAATTAGCTGAGGACACAGACAACAATTTTAAATTTTTATTTAACGTAGAAGAATAATGGCAAATATATTTTTAAGAAGTCCGTATTTTGTTACAGTAACCACAGCAAGTCATTTGTCTGCACAATTAGCTCTAACAATAGATGGTACATTACGTTATACCATACTAAAAAACGCTACATCAAACAGAACAGTATTTGAAATAGCAACCTTAGCTAAAGATTACTACGATGCTGATTATGGTGGAGCTACAGGCTCTACTTTTGATACAGTAGCTATATCTTATGTAATAACAACCTTTACAGCAGTAGATGGTGGAGGTACAGGCACAGCTCAAAGTGCAGTAACACATACAGGCTTTTATGGATATTCTCAGTTTTGGGGTGGTGTAAACCAAGATATTGATCCTGATGATTTTGAGTTAACAAACACAGGTGGTAGCATACAATTATATTTACCTGACAACACAGCAGGGTTTGCTTGGGATATGAACTCAGGTACTAAAGACAAATCTACAATAGGTGCTTCAGATACTGCTAAACAATCTGCAAGTGGCAATTATCGTTGGTCTATTAACAGAATATGTAGTGCCAAATATAGTCCAATACAAATGCGATTTATAAATAAAAATGGCGCACCTCAAGACCATTATTTCTTTTTAAAAAATGTAGAGAACATAAATACTAAAAGCGAAACATTTAAAAGAAATATATTTGTAGCGTCATCATCTAACTACGACACTAAAGACCATCAAGTACAAACCTTTAACAAAACAGGTAAGAAACGATTTACACTAAACACAAACTATATGATAGAAGCTTACAATGCAGTAATGGAAGATATATTGTTAAGTGAGTATGTGTGGATTTACTTTAGTTCACAATGGCATCCTGTTGTTGTAGTAACAAGCTCTTTAACTAAAAAGACATCAGTAAACGACAAGTTAATACAATATACCTTAGAGGTAGAAGATGCTAACGACATCATCAATAACATAGTATAATGAGTGAGTTACAATTATACATACAAGATACAAAAGTAGACTTATTTAAAGATGAAACAGTAAGTCTTACGGATTCTATACAAAACGTTAGGGATATATCTAAAGTATTTACAAGTTTTACAAAGACTTTTACATTACCTGCTTCTTCTACAAACAATAAGTTATTTCAGCACTATTACAATTTTGATATTGTCAGTAATGAATCAATTAATCAAAGTGGATTTGATGCACGTAAAAAAGTAACAGCAAGAATCGAAATAAACCACGCACCCTACAAATCAGGTAAAATAAAATTAGAGGGTGTAGACTTAAAAAACAATCAACCTTATGCATATAAAATAACATTCTTTGGAGACATAGTAGAAATAAAAGATGCTTTAGGAGATAAAAAACTTGCTGACTTAGATTTTTCTGCATATGATCTAACTTACAATCCCTCAACAGTAGAAACAAAACTAACAAACATTCAAAGTTCT